GGATCACCATAATAGAAATCTGACAGTGTTGCCATTCTGTTCCCCTTATCCAAAGTATCCAAGCAGGCCACCAAGCAAAGCGCCGGTCCCACCGTAGTCTGCACCGCCTAACCGCTGACCGGCTAATGCACCACCAAAGCCGCCAGCAAGTGGGTTCCGGTAGTACGGCTGGCTTTGAGTCATGCCGAGGTTGGGTAGAGACGCTGTAAGCCCACCAGATGCAATCCCCAGCTTCTCCACGCCAATGTTGCGCAGTGCGTCCAACTGAGCCTGCTCCAACTGCTGACGCGCACCACCCAAGCCCATCACTGCCTGGCCGCCAGAGATGTTTGCACCCTTGGCGTACTGAGCCAGACCAGCCGCCTGGCCGTAACCGGCAGCACGCAACTGCGCAGCGGTGTCAGCCGCCTGCTTCAGTGCAGCGGCGTTTGTAAGTGACTCCTGCACGCCTTGGCGAGATCCACCAAAGGCGCGTGCTGCTGTAGCCGCCTGCCGGTCTCGCAGTCGCTGAGTTTCCAGTGCGCCACCTACATCAGCCAGTGAACGCTGGACCACCTCGTTCTCGTAGGGGTTCATAAACTGCTGGATGGACTCGCCAGTAAACGGGGTCAGAGCCTCGTTTGTGACTAGCTGCTCACCCGCCGTATACAGAGGATTGAAACCGGCAAATTGCCGTACCGGCAACGCACCGGCTACGCTCTGGGCCTGGCCGATGTTGGCTAGATAAGCCGCCTTCAGATCAGGGTCAATTGCTGTGGTGCTGGTTGTGCTGCCGGATGCGCCGCCTTTAGACATATCGTTTCTCCTTTTACATTTCGAGCAAGCCAAGCAGCTTGCCCTTCTTAATCTTGCCCGAGTTTATTAAGTTCATCAACTCGATACCGTATTTTTTTACTGCCTTGTTGTTGATGACAAACTCGCCATCCTTGAGTGCCGCGTAGCCGTCATCAGGACCCATTGGGTTTGGGCCTCCCAAGTGCTGCATGGAGACGTAGCCGCCTTTGGCAAAGCCATCGCCACCACTATTGAATCCTGGCGTACCAGGACCGTATCCACCGACTGTTCCAGATGCCGCTGCTGCTGCTGCTTGCGAACCAGGTGCGTACCCGCCAACGGTGTAACCGCCTCCAGAACTGCCCTGCCCACCACCTATTCCTGATATGGAAAGCCCTGCTCTTTGGAGTGCGCTAAAGTCGAAATTTCCTTCGCTGTCGGTAAACCTGTCAACAGCAACGCTAACTGGACGGGTGTATCGATATTCATCCCTGGCTACTCTTGCTCTTGTGTAACCTTCGTCAGGGTTGGGTGGCTCTTCCCCGCGCCAAGTCTCTGTGACAGTTATTGTTGCTGGTGCTACTGGTGCAGGGGCTGGTGCTGGAGCCACAACGGGTGGCGCAGTGACAACTGGCACTGGAGCCACAACTGGAGTCTCAACGATTGGCGTAGTCAATAAACCTTCAGTGATAGCTGGAGCCACAACGGGTGGCGCAGTGACAACTGGCACTGGAGCCACAACTGGAGTCTCAACGATTGGCGTAGTCAATAAACCTTCAGTGATAGCTGGAGCCACAACGGGTGGCGCAGTGACAACTGGCACTGGAGCCACAACTGGAGTCTCAACGATTGGCGTACTCAATAAGCCTTCAGTGATAGCTGGAACCTCAACGATTGGCGCAGTGACAACTGGAGTAGAAACCACCCTCTGTGATGGGTCAAGACTCATAGGGTTAGCAACAAGACCAGTGTTTGCATTTGCTGCTGCTATAGCACCTTGCAAAGCCTCATTGCGTGCTGCTGCGGCTGCTTGGCTGCTGAAGTTTGGGTCTGGTGGGCCATAAGCAAATGACTCTGGGTCAAGGCCAAGTTTCTCTAGCCTGCTGTCGTAAAAAGCATCTGGGTTAGTAAGTTTTGAAAGAAATACCAATGGATTGGAAGTAAAGTAATTTTGCGCACCCAACGCAAGACTTCCTTCAATTGGTCGCTCTGCGTAGTAAGCAGCACGCTCCGCTGGCGTCATCTGAGAAAATGCGCTTGGGCCTTCTCTATCAGCGTCACTTCTACCGCCGCCACCACCCCCGCCAACCATTGGCACTGTAGGCTCAACTGGATTCACAATAGGCTGCGGAGTAACCAGGCGCTCGTAAGGCGTGAACCCTCCGGTGTAATCGGGTGCATAAGGGTTAAATCCACCGGATGGCATACCAAAGAACGAAAACGGCTGAGACTGTCCAAATTGAGACATGATCTCAGCGTAACGATTACGCCCACCAGATGATGGCGTTGGGATATAGGGCATTGGCGCAGACGTGTAAGGTTGCCGCCCAGGATAGGAGATTGGGAAGCCAGTAGGAGGCGACATAGTGGGATTGCTTACGCCAGCGGCTCTAGCTTGCGCAGGACTGCCGTACGCCGTCCCATCAGGACCGTACACAATCACTGCGGTAGAGGATTCTTCACCACCTAGGCTCATATCACAACTCCTTGCTCAGAATATGCCACTTAGGTTCATATCCCTCATCTGCTAAAAATGTCCTTGCCCAACCCTTACGGCCAGCCAAGGTAACTCGCGTGCAACCATTCTGCTTTCCCCAAGACTCGATGTGTGGTCGCATCAGCTTGAGTTCATCGAGGTCGCCGCCAGCAAGAAAATAGTGCAGATTCTTGAGTCGCGGATAGACAATGATCTCAGTGATGACTGCGCTTTTTGTCCCAGCCCATAGCTGGAACCGTCCTACCTCCACACCCTGCGCAACATCTTCAAGAGTGTGAGTGCCTTCCGAGTATTCTAAAGCCGCTTGGACGTGTTGTGCCAACCGCCAGAAATCCCCCATCACCGTTTCCCTGCCGACGTTGCCTCCAGCCGCATCACGCCGACCCGCCAATCGTCCAGCACGTTACCGGTCACCTTCATCTTGACTGACCGACCCGAAAACCTGGCGTCGGTTGGCTGCTTGGAACTGAACGGGCCGTGGCTTGTCTCTGCCGATGTCGGATAAAGCCTAGCCGTGAAAGAGATGGCAACCTCGCCCAGAGTCTGCTCGTCGGGGATGACAGATCTCACTGCCATGATGTTGTCGCCGTTACCTAGTTCAATCGGGCCTGACTGCGCGTATGGGGATACTGAGTCGTAGGTGAATCCGACTTCGTGGTCGTAGATGTACCCGTCTGTTCCAACCATCATAGGGTTGACAAAGACGCCTCGGTCTGTTCCGGCGGTCCGAGCCAATATACCGATAGACCAATGTCCCTCACGGTAGTTATAGGTTACATAAGAATCATTCTCATTTGATGACAACGACGGGTAGAACCAGGTCACCTCACCGAATGCTGAATTGTGGATGGCGTACACCTTAGACGCTTGGTTCAGATTCATGTTGTTGAAGACGTAGTCTCCGACATCGCACTGCATGGGCTTGACGTAACCATCGTAGGACCAGAAACCAGATTGACTCATCCACATTGCGGAAGTGTCGATGGCCGCTACAGCCTGCGCTGAGATGACGCCACACCCGCTGCCAACCTTCTCAAAGCTGTAGACGAATGGGAGTCCAATGTAGCTTGCGACGTGCGCGTCGGTATCAGTAAACAGGATGTTGACGCCTCGCACGCGCTTGCCGCACTTCAAAGATCCTGGCGTTGCCAGTTCAAAGTCACCGGCCTGGTTGTTGGCTGCAGCCGTCCAAAGTGTGTTGTTTTCCTGATCGCACCACTTCACCAGGCGCGCGTTGCCGGATGCGCCCAGGGCAAACATGATGCGCTCACTGGTCACCATAATGGCAGAGCAGCCTGTAGGCGCGTTGGTGATTACAGCCGCAAGCGTAGGCGTTGTGAAGCCTAATTGCCACTCGTAAATCTTGCCGTCGGTGCTGCTGCACGCCACCAAGTATTCGCCCCAAGTGTCTAGGCTCCAGGTGGTGACCGGTATTGCACCAGTGTCTGGACGCGCAGTGCCATAGGACAGGCTGCCATAGGTGTAATAGCCGTATCCGGTTGTGGATGTAGCGTTGGCAGTTCCGGCGGTAAACCCTGTCGGGGTAATGTCTTTCAATGTCCCACCAACATCCATCGCATACAGCTTGGACTGGGTTCCAGCCGCCGCAAAACGGGCCGCACTGTTATTTCGCCAAGTGATAAACCCTCGGCATATGCCGGTCATAGCAGACGTGGACTTCACCCTCCACCCGCCAATAGGTCGCAGGGTATTCTCAAACCAGCGTACCAGGTTGGAGTCGTACCAGCGTCCAG